ATAATTGGATGTATCAGCAGAGGCGTATGTGCTTGAAAGAACTCCATTGACATACATCTTTACATTGCCAGTACCGCTTCCTGATTTTACAAAAGCAATATGATTCCATTGGTTATATGTGATTGAAGCAGAAACCAATAAAACATTGGTAGTTGCCCCGCCATATAAATACAATGTGCCACTTTGATGGTAGATATTCATACCACCAGTACTGGATGATGTTGTTAATCGGCTGTCATACAAAACAATTACAGAAGAAGTTGATGGCGCATTCATCCAAAATTCAATGGTGAAGTCGCCAGTACCCATAGCCAAAGCCGTGTTGTTTGATCTGTTTACAACAGCGCTTGAGCCATCAAAGTAGTTAGACCAATTTGCACCATAAGGCGAATATGTGCCTTGGGTCGTATTGCCGTTGCGGGTGATGGTGAAGTTGTTTGTGGACGAATCTAAAAAAGTATTGTTCTGTGCGCCATTAGTCCCATCACCATGCAACAACATAGTTACATAGTTGAACTGAGGGTCTGTAGGAGCAGCGGCTGCCGCCGCTTTAGCTGTTTTAGATGCTGCAAACATTAGTAGTTCTGTCCCACTGTTGTGCCGTACCAGTTAGTGCCATCACTAAAGAAAGAATAAATATCTTGCTTAGACGCTGTGCCAGTAATTGTTGGTGCGGTAGCCGCAGGCCACACAACCGTTGACCAAGTCACAGATCGTGAGCCAGTACCATCTTGCTTGAGCATGATGATGAACGACTTACCAGCCACAGCCGTTGGCATGGTGATGGTTGCGTTGCCCGTCAAAGTCAACTGCTGAACCGTGCCGTTTGTCAAAGACACAGTGATGGCTGTGCCAGTGTTGGCTGCGTACAAAGTCTCAACATAGTTGGTAACCGTTGGGTTTGTCAGCGTTTTGTTTGTAAATGTCTCAGTACCCGCGAGTGTGGCCAAAGTGCCAGTTGTCGGGAAAGTGACATTGGTCGCGCCAGTCAAAGTTCTGGTGTACGCAAAGTTACCAGACGATGTGACCGTGGCAGACGCATTGTTGGCCACGCCTGTGCCGCCAGAGGCAGGCGACAAGGTGGCAGACAAGCCAGCCGCAGTGCCAGTGGTGTTTTGGTTAAAAGTTGGCCAAGTGAATGTGCCAGTGCTGAAGTCGCCTGAGGTCGGTGTGCCAAGCAAAGGCGTCACCAAAGTGGGCGAAGTTGCAAACACCAAAGAGCCTGAACCTGTTTCGTCAGTAACTGCTGTGGCCAATTGCGCAGATGTTGCAACCAAAGTGTTGCTGGTCAGGTTGATTGTTTTATTGGTCAGCGTGTCCGTTGTATCACGCCCAACCAATGTAGTTGTGGCGTCAGGCAATGTCACCACACGCCCTGCGGTTGACACCGCATCAAGCAAAGTAACAGCACTTGCCGCTGAACTTGAACTTCTAAAACGAATGCCTTTGTTAAAGTCTGTACCATCACTGATAGTGACAAGGCCAGTGCCTTTAGGCTGAATGTGCAGCCCAATGTTTGCGCTGGCGCCATCAGCATAAAAGTGAAGCGGAACGCCAACACCAATACCATTTTTGACAGTTAAGTAGTCAACAGCAGACGTTGTAGGCGACAAGCCTAAAATGCCGTTGCCGTTGGTGTCGTTAATTTGGTTGATGCTTGGCGTGGTTAAAGAGGGGCTAGTAGACAACACAGTGTTGCCAGTGCCGGTGCTTGTGGTCACGCCTGTGCCGCCGTTGGCTACCGCCAAAGTGCCTGCCAAAGTGATCGTGCCTGCCGCTGTGATGGGGCCACCAGAAGTTGTGAGGCCCGTTGTGCCACCAGACACTGCCACACTGGTCACAGTGCCTGTGCCGCCAGCGGCGATCCACTCAGCGTCAGTCGCGCCGGTGTTAACCGCCAAAACCTTGCCAGCGTTTCCCGTGTAAGACGGCAAGATGTTGCCACGCGCTTGCGAAGCGCTAGATGCGCCCGTGCCACCATAAGACAAGCCAACTTCCGTGCCTTTCCAGACACCAACAGTCACCTCGCCTGAGTCGTTGATCACAACGCCAGAGTTTTGGATGATCTTGCCAGTTGTGCTGTCAAAACGAGCCACTGCGTTATCGGTGCTTGAAGCTGGGCCAGTCACATCACCACCGCCACCACCGCCAGAAGCGTTGATGGTTTGGTTTGGCCATGTGCCTGAGATGGTGACATTAGTTCCGGCCACCAAGGCTGGCGTTGCTGTGCCTGTACCACCGTTTGCGACTGGAAGTAGGCCAGTCACGCCAGTAGAAAGTGGCAGGCCTGTCAAATTTGTTGCAGTACCGCTAGAAGGCGTGCCCAAAGCACCGCCGTTGGTCAAGTATGAACCAGCAGGCTGCTTGTTGTTAAATGTGTTCCAGTCAGTCGATGTCAAATAACCGTTGGCCGATGTAGTGGCCGCAGGCATGCTAATGACAGGCGCTGTACCACCACTAGACACAACAGGCGCAGTGGCTGTCACGCCCGTAACTGAGCCAGCAGTTGAGTTAATTGTCTGGTTAGGCCAAGTGCCAGAGATAGTGACATTGGTTCCAGCCACTAAAGCCGGTGTGGTTGTGCCAGTACCGCCACGGCTTACCGCTAAAGTGCCAGTGGCTTGAGCCATAGGCACATTGGTTGCATTAGTTAGGTTAATAGCAGTGGGTGTACCCAAATTGGCCGTGGTCAGCAGGCCGTCTACAGTGACTTTTTTGGTCGCTCCACTTTGAACAAGAGGGATCTGCTCAGTGCCTGCCAGCGGCGTGGTGGCCGATGGCAGCGCGGATATTTTAACGTCTGCCATGTTGGCCCCTTATTCGTAAGAGATGGTCGCTGCAACTGTGCCGCTAATTACAACATACAGGCCTTTGTTGAAGTACAAGCCTTGAAAAAAGTTGTGGCCAGTGTTGCCAGTAGGCGTGAAAGTGGCCAAGATCACGGGGTCAGACGCGCTAGAAGCAGGTGAGTCGTACACAGTGATGGTGGGCGTGCTAGAAGCACTGCTGATGAAAATACCGTTGAGTTTGCCTGCGCCGACTTTGATCTGGGTTGTCGCTGAAATGGCGGTGTAATTAGACATGATGGCTCCTTATGCCAAGAAACGAAGTTTGTACAAAGTGCGCAGATATATCTCGATGATATTATCAATCAATTGCTGCAAAGATGAGTCGTTTTTATCGCAAATTTCATATCTGCAATCTTCAATTTGCTTAAGCGAATCTTCCAAAAACTCAATCACATTGTTGGTCTTTTTTGCTGAGTGTAGCGTGATCGGGCCAATCAGTCCATGCCTGCCTTGGTAGGCTTCAGCAAAATCGTCAGCCGCGCCGATGATGCGGTCATAAAAGATGTTTAAAGCCACATGTTTGGAGTAGCTGCGGGTGTTCAAATGCACGCTGTGCGTGACATCCCGCGCTAGGAACAACAAGCCTACAAAATCTGCTGCGTTCATTGTTGCATTCCTTGTTCGGGTTCCATCATCTCTAAAGGTTCACGCATCTCAGGCATTTGGTTGATCATACCCTGCGACTCCAAAGCCGCAGCGACCACACCCATGGCGATGTCTTGAATCTGCTCTTCAGTCATGCCAGCTTGCACGGCGCTGATGCGCTGTGTCTCGGCCTGATAGGCTTTGATCTCAGCCTCGTAAGACTTGATGTCCAAGTCGCGTGCTTCCATGGACTGCTGGACATTCTGAAGCATGCTGTGCATCTGTTCCATCTCAGCGGCCATGGCCTGCATCTGCATCTCAGCGGCTTGCAAGGCGGGTGACTTGTCGCTGTCTTCCATGAGTTTAGGATCAATGGTCTTGGCAAAGCGCTTGGACATTTCCTGTGCGCCTGGCCAGTCCATGTTCTTGACAAACAAGTCGCCAGCAACTTGCCACAGTTGTGGGTTGCCTTGAAGCAGTTGAGCCATGGCTTCCAAAGCCTCTTGGCGCTTGGTCGCGTAGCCTGGGCCCGTTGTGGCCACCACATCGTACTTACCAACGCCAGGGTTGTAAATCTTCTCAATCACAATGTCAGGGTTTGCCATGTCACGAATCTCGCGCACGGGTTCTTCTTGCTCTGGATTGATCTTGACCATCTTGGTTTCGCCATCTTCACCAATGATGCGGGCAATACGCTGGGTGTCGTAAATCTTAGGAATCAGGTCAACCAATTGACGGGCAACGTGTCTTACAGCGCGTGTCAGGTTGTCACCATAATGATATGTCCCAACATCACCCTCACGCTGACGCGCAAGAATTGCTCGGCCAGAACGCTCGTTTGATCCCATTCCGAGTGATGCGTTGTATTGGCCTGTCGTAGACTTGATGTCCTCAGATGCGCCAGCTTTAGCCTGTAAAAGACCCGTAGAAGCCATCGGAGGTTGGGCGCGTTGGGGTAATGGTAAAACAGCACCCTGTCCGTCTGTAACATCAGGATTGACCTCTAGATAGGGCCAATTGTTTGTGTTTGCCGTCTTCCACTTTTCCTCGTAACCCTCAAACTGGCCACCATAACCAATGAACGGGGCCTTGGGAGCCAAAGCCAACATCTCGGCCTCTTGAGACACCCAATAGTTGTACATGCGCTGGGCATCTTTGGCGTTTCTGACCAAACCAGAGATGTAGATGCGGCCATCGACTTCAAACTCGTTGCCGACCACACGGATCACGGGAATCCACTGGCCTGCCCACTCTTTTTCTTCCAAAATTTCGTAGCCGTTGATCTTGCAATACTTCACGCGGCGGCGCTCAGAGATGCGGCTTCTTTTAGGTTTGCCGTAGACCATTCTCAATTGTTTGTCTTCAGGTGTGCCCTCAAATGCGGTCTGCCCGCCTGGGTACATGTTCAGTGTCGCCTTGTCGTAGTCGACATAATAGTAGCCAGCAATGCGAACCGTGTCTTCGTTGAGCCAGTTGCTGATCGACTGGTCACCCACACCCAAAGACTGAAGTGTTGAGATAGGCGCGGCGTCGGGGTATTGACGCTCATACTCGGCTTTGGTCAGGTCTTCAGTAATAAAGCAATATTTAGCGTCCGCGCCCGTGGGGTCTTGGATTAAAGGATCCATGTAGACCGAGAATGAGTTGCGGATGCGGCCAATCTTGATGTCTTGATCAAATGTCGCTGGGTCGCAGTACTCGGTCATCAGGGTGATGTACCCCTCGCCGTAGGCGACTTGATTTTCACATGCTGTGTCGTAGGCCACATCAGCGTCGGAGATGTACTCGATGTGGCGAATCATGCCGTTGAAAATCTCAGCCACTTGCACATCAGCGTTGTCATCCACGGGGATGACCTTAGCGCCAGGCCTGTTCTGACGCATGTCATTCGTCACTTGACGGACATGCTGCGGCAGTTTGTTGATCGTAAGCGTCGGGCGTGCGTTAATCGTCTGACCCTGCACCGCGCCGCGAGTGGCCAAAACGTCGGCAGGCCATTGCCAGTGATTATCAGGTGAGCCAGCATAGAAGCGAAGGTCGTCGATTTCGTCTTCACGACTCTCAGCCAGCGCTGAGACAGCCATATCGAGGCGTGCGCGAGCAACGGTCAATATGTCAGAGTCACTCTTTAGAGGTTTGCCGCCGGCAGCTACATTAGCTGCTGCGACCATGCCGGTTGGGTCTGCCATATTACTTCTTCTTCGCTGTTGATTTAGCGGCTTCGCGCTTTACAGAATAAGCAATTGCCACGGCCTGTTTGACGGGGGCTCCTGCCTTGACCTCGGCTGCAACATTCTTGCGGAAGGCTTCTGGGCTTTTAGACTTAACCAGTGGCATCATTTACCTTTCTTGGCCGTCTTGGCAGATTCTTTAAACGCCTTGGCGGTGGGGGCGCCCTTGTCGCCTGGGGAGCGCATTTTCTCTTTACTGCCAGCGGCAATGCGTGCCTGCTTGGCGTGGATATTAGCGTAAAGACCAGGTTTTGTTGCCATATTATGACCCCATCCAAGATGTTGTAACGGATGCTCGCTCTTGAACAATCACGCGAGACTGCTTGGCATTGTACTGCCTGTGCGCCACAGGGAAAGCAAATGTTACACATATTGCGTCCGCAGCATCAGGCGAGGCCAAACCTCTTGCTTTCATGTCCTTCTTTGACTCCAAAAAGATAGTTCCCTTTGAGTCTGGCTTAATCATAGGCGAAACCAAATCAGTTTTCAAGAACCTATCTTTAGGAATTGATGCTGATTTAAGCCATTCTTTCATCGCACCCCACATTTCAGCGCGTTTATTGCCCCACATAATGGGATTTTTTGACTTGTTGCCAAAGTTAATGCCCTTGATCTTGTAGCGCTGCTCATTGAGCCTGTCAACAATGCCAGCACCCAGACCACCTTCGTCAATGACCACCAGTGCAGGGCTGAATTCTTCAATCGCCTCAATGATGTGGCCAACTACCGTCATGGTGTCATCACCTCGATGGCGGTCAATGCGCACAATGTCTCTGCCTTGTCTAATAGCAATCACGGTGGCATCAGCGCCAAAGCGTGCAGGGTCAACACCAATGATGATTGGCGCTGTAATGTCCTTGTATTTCGGCCTATTCATGGCATCATCCACAATGTTCGCCGGAATAAACTGGTCATCACCCTCAGATGGGAACATGCCGTAGACCTCAACATGAGCCTGCGCACTGTCTGGGCCGTATTCGTCAATGATGCTTTGGTAAACTTGCTTGTCTGTGCCTTCCACCGTTCTGGCGTCAACCACCTTGTTGCTCCAAAAGTCTCTTTTTGAGTTGAAGCACTCATAAAAGTAACCCGTGTTGCGCCGTGGATTGGAAAAAGCCAACCATAAACGATTAGGCGTGTTCTCCGTAAAAAAACCAGCCGTGACAGACCAAATTGAGTCATCAATACCACTGGCCTCGTCAAAAATCACCATCACACCGTCGTAATTGTGGACACCAGCGTAAGCATCTGGGTTCTCTGCTGACCACAGGCGGCCTTCCACAGCCCAATAGCGTGTGCCTTTTTTCAGATCCTTTTCAACCAACTCAGTCAGCCAGTTGGCAGGGGTGATCTTGGTTGCGGCAACCTCAAACCAGTGACTGTTGATGCTCATGGCCAGCCACTTTGTGATCTCAGCCCAAGTCACCGCACGCAGCTGAGCTTCTGAGTTGGCTGAAATAATGGTTGTTGAACCTATGCGGGTGGATAACATCCAGATGGTAAGCCAACTGACTAAGGCTGATTTGCCAATACCACGGCCAGAAGAGACGGCATGGCGCAAGGTTTCAAAGTCTATGCGGCCTTGCTGGCGCTTGATGTGGACGGCAATCTCGCGCAAGACTTCGCGTTGCCATTTGCGGGGGCCTTTGAAGTGTTGGAGTGGGGTATTTTCTTGTCCCCAAGGGAATGCAAACAAAACAAAGGCTTCTGGGTCGTCGGCAATGGCCGGTGTCCACAGCGTGGCCATCAACTCTTGTTCGTCTTCGGGCTTGTAGATCGTGGTTTGCATTGGGCGAATGGTAAATGATTTTTTAAAAAATAAAAATAAAAATGTTCGCGGGGCTACCGTTCCTGCGGCCCTTTCCCGCCGGCCCTCCCCCCTCCCCCGGCGCGGCCAGTGGGGCCTTGTCCACAGGGCGTTTTCCACAGTTGTCCACATTTGCCTGTGGATAACTCAGACTGTAATGCCTGAGTACTCAGATTTCTGTGGATAACTTAGGGTCAACTTAACATAATGATGATTGTATTAAGTAGACGATGCTTTTCTTGTTGTCGGGCTTTCTTTTCGTTGCGTTTACGCAACGCAGGCGCGTGCGCGTAGTTCGCAAAAATCTATGCAAAAAGCGCATAACCTTGCCTTTTACGCCTGCTTAACTTCCGCATCAACTATGTTGCTATCGTCCTTCAAGACACGCTGCTTGGCTTCTTTAAGCGCATCCATCACGCTGATTCGGTTGTCTGTTACTGCGACATCAATGCGATCACCATAGACTTTTGGCTTGAGTTTGGAAGCCACCCATTTACGGGCATCCACTTGCATACGCTTTTGTTGTACCCAAGCGCTCGCTAAAGGGCCTTCTAAGCCGTCTGGCATTTGTTCGTCAGCCAACTCTAGGATTTCTTCAGCCAAGCGATCTGCGCGGTTTTCAATGGCTTTCTCGTACATTGTTCTGAACTCAGGATTGTTTTTAACCATGAGCATGACGCAATGATACGAAGGCATACCTTCAGCTTTAAGTGCGCTGCTTAAACTCTTGCCAAGCGACATCTGCTCACAGATGGTTTTCCAGCACGGGTTATCAATTCCAAACACAACAGGCCTACCGCCAGGGTGCTTTCGCACCGCCAAGTTATCAGTCACTTGTAAACTCCTCAAAAAATAAGGTACTCACACCGACTGGCGCTTTCCCCAAAATGTGTGGCAACTGCAAGGTAGCACACGCCATCATGTTATCACCTCAATCTCAACCTTGTACACATTAGGCCCACCAGACCTTTGACAATACTGCCAGTCCACCAGACTACTGCCATCATCCACGCCAAGCCAATCAGCCACCCCGTCCCTGACCGCCTTAAACCCAGACTGTAGGTTATCCCCATCCAAGCGCCTTGGAGCCACCCTAGTCAACACCACGGTGACTGGCAACACCTCAACCCCAAACGACTGCGCAACAGCTGCCAGTGCATTCCTAGTCTTTTGCCGCTGGGTTTTTGTCAACCTTGCCTTTGCTGCCCAATGCAACCGCATATTAGCCACACTGACAATTTTCATGTCCATCTCAACCTCGATCATGCAACGGCCTTGTCAAGCACCTTTAAAACCGCTTTGGCCAAAGTTGGTCTAAATTCTTGAAGCGCTTCAACATCTTTGTGCAGGGCAAACCTTTCACCGTTCCATGCAAGCCTGTAGTTCGCTTTGCCTGGCACAACACCGTTGGCCACTAGTTTGTAGTTTTGCCATGCACTGTCTGCATCAGGCACTTGGGAATACATCTCCCAACCGATCCCGTCAAACTTTCCAAGGTCACAAACCTTTGCCCACATCTGCTCATCTGGTGGATTTCCGCACCACATTTTTACCTTTTTCGATCCCATCTCAATTCTCCTAAAAAACACCTAAAAACCCAACCGCATGTACCGAACCGACTTTTGTACCGAAACCCGAAGGGTTTGTATACCCTTTCGGTACGTTTCGGTACATCAGAGAGGTCGGTCATCGGTACAAATCGGTACAAATCGGTACATTTCGGTACATGCTTCGGTACATCAAGCATCATTACCGACTGTACCGATTTCGGTACTTTTCGGTACAGTTCGGTACACGCCAGAGTTCTCCAAAACCATGTTCTTTTTGGCCAGCGCCTCAATACATTCCTTGAACCGGCGAGCATTCAAACCATGCCCTTTGGCGCTATCTCGCCACTCGTCGTAGTCCACCATGGCCGCGAATCCCTCAATGCCATCCGCTGCTCGCTTGGCTTCAATGGCCACCAAACAGTTCAGCGCAATGCGTTGGTTGCCTGACAAGATCACCCGCTTTTGGATGTTGCCCATCAGGCCGCTGATGTCCACCGCCGTCAGGTATGCCCCTTTGACTGGCAACCCGTGCTTGTCTTGGATTGGCAAATCCACTTGGGTGATCTGAAAGTTCTTTGGCGCTGGCATCTCTGCGTCTTTCATCTTTTTGGATTCAAACGCAATAGTCTTTGTGCCTGCATCCAGCTGGCATCGGTACTCAGCGTCCAGTGCGCCTTTGAGTGCCGTGCTACCCCTAGACCGATCCTTGTCTGCCACGCCTGAATGGTGAACCACCAGCACGCAGCACTTCCATGGTTGGCGTAAGTAGACATCAAGGTGTTGAATGAACGCATTCATGTCTTGGGTGCTGTTTTCATCCCCGCCATGGTTTCTGGCCAAGGTGTCAATGATGATCATGGATGGCACTGTGCCTGCCTGCGCTGACAGCTCTTTGATGCTTTCTGCCACCACCGCAGCCTCTGTCGCGTCATACAGCTGCGCCGCACGATGGCTCTTGTACAGTGGCGCCCCGTCAAGGGTTTGGCCGTTGCCTAGTTGCCATGCCTTGAACCGTCTGGCCAAGCCGTTGTGCCCTTCGCCTGCGATGTAGAACACCGAGCCTTGCTTGACCTCATGGCCATGCCATGGCCGTCCAGTAGCCACGCAGCAGGCAAGGTCGATGCTGACGAATGACTTACCACCGCCTGGGTCACCAAACACTTGCGCCAAACTGTCACTTTCTATGTAATCGTCAACGATCCAGTTGATCTCTGCCAACTCAAGGCTGTCAATTCTGGAGAACTCAAACGCCAGTTTGTCACGCATTGGGCCTGCCACGCGCTCAATCTGCTCTTTGACGGCGTCTAAGCCTTGCAGGCAGTGAAGGTCATTAAAGTCCGTTGGCTTGTTGTCCACCATGTCCGACTCACCAAATTGTGGGTACACAATCTCACCAAACACCAATGCCGCAGCTGCACGGCCCTTGGTGACACCAGGGTTACCTTCCGTGAACTGGTCATTGTCTGCACCGATCACTATTTTTGAGCCTGGGAACATCTCCTTGGCGCTCTTGGCAACCTTGGCCAAGTTGCCACAGTCAAACGCCACCAACACCGTGTAGCCCGTTGCCTCATGGATACTGGCGCAAGTTGCAAACCCCTCACCAATAAACACGATCTTACGGTTACCCCTAAGTTCGTAGAACCCACCCTCAATCTTGCCGCCTTTAAGAAACCTTTTGTTGCCGTCTGCATCAATGGTTTGGTACGACAGGATTTCACCAGCTTGATTGATCACTGGCACAACCAGTCTGCCAGCTCTGTCAATCTTGATCCCATTGGCGCCAACATGCTTGCGCACCAAGTATGGGTGGTCGTCACTCGCATCTGCATAAGTGCCAACTTCATCCTCTGCCCTCTCGGCAGCCACCGCCTGCGATGCCAGGCGATCAGCTTCTTTCTTGGCCTTGACCTCTGCGACCCACTTGTCATGCTCAAAGCGCTCAGTGAACGACATTGCACGGCCAGTATCTGCCACCCATTTGCTCTCAAACACTGGTTCTTTCCAGCACCCTGCAATGCCCACAGGCACTTTGCCACTGGTGTGCAAGATGTACCAACCATCCAATGCACCCTTCTTAGATGACACATGCGCCACACGGTGAATCTCACCGTCAGCAATAATTTGGTCTTTGATCAACAAGCCAGCAGCCTCACAATGTCGGCGAAACCCTTCCTCTGGATTGATCAGGTCTTGGCTTTCTGTTGCAGCTGCGAAGCCGTTGGGGAAAATAGAAGTTAAATTGCTCATGCTTGTTCTCTTGCTGTAATGTGGTCAATGTTTACCCAACCCAATGAATCAGCAAGCCCAAGAATTGCTTGACGCTCGGCAAAAACAACAAGGATGGCAAAGGCTTCAAGATATTGAATAAACTTTTCTCTGTCTTTGCCCATGCCATATAACGACAAACCTGATGCGTCTGCCATTTTGATAATGTCATCTCTGCTCATGCCTTGGCCTCCACCAACTCTGGCCAAATAGACTGCCAGCTGCCCTGGCACACCATCTGGCGAGTCACCCGCCCCTCGGTCTGCTGCTCAACCCTCACAGCCTCCCATGCTGACATCTCACGCCTGCCGGTCAGGCACTGGTAGAGATATTGCTCGTTGATGCCAACTTTTTCTGCCAGTTGTCGGCGCTCATCTGGTGTTATTTGTGTGTTCATAGGGCATCGACTCTAGCACATTGATAGACTTTTTTGGCAATAGGGAAAACACCTATGAAAATAATTCTAGCAAGGGGCTTGACAACATCTAGCAAGTCGCTAGAATTCAAGGCGTGGCAGCGAAATAGTTCACTGACCATCACGCCGCAAGGCCATAAAGGAAACACAAAATGAACGCTACTTATACCGCTTATCCTTGGAGTGACATGTATAACGCTGGTTACTCTTGCGATGGTCAACCCTTCATCGCCGAACAATTTTATGTAATCATCGAAAACGAAGCTGGCCGCCGCTTCCGTCATCAAGCTATTTTTAACGGCACTCAAGAAGTTGTTTGCCCTGAGACTGGCGAATCTTATTTTCCCGATCTGCGCGAGCAAGCAATTTCTAAAGCACACAAGTTGGCCATTCGCGTCAACGCAACACTTAAAGCCGGTAAATTTTTGTCTCCTACATTTTGGGACGAGATCGATCCAGCTTACGGTTCTGACGCATATGTTGATCAAGGTACAGAAGCCAAGCGCTTGTTTGCCGAGAAAGCCGCAGCCTAATCATCCCACGGGGCTTCGGCCCCCGAAAGCACAACATGAAACACCACAAACACTTTCAATACCCCGAAATCAAAAACGCCAAGCTGCACGCACGCGCAGACGCAGCTGTTGACTTTCTTGCCGCCCTTGCCATTGGCGTTGGCCTTGCAGTTCTTTTGGTTGCATGGTGGTCAACATGAACATTTTCATTTACACCAAAAAAGGCTGCCCCAACTGCGTGACGGCCAAACTGTTGTTGAAGTCTGAGGGCTTGAGGTTTGTTGAATGCGACATGGACGATCCCGCTGTTGCGTCAGCCCTTCAGTTTGCCCACCCAGACGCACGCCAGATGCCTCAAATCTTCATCAACGACCAGCGCGTTGGTGGCTTGGCAGGCTTGCAAGAGGCGCTGAAACAATTATGAGTTGGCCATTCCCACCCTTTCCAAACCCCAAGGACACGGGCAACCGAGTGCCTAAATTTAACCCTGACAACTACGAGGACGCGCCGATATGAACCGCACACCCG